TTTAATGCTCGTAAGAAAGAAATTGAAGCACCGCAAATTAAAGATGCAGCAGAAGTGGCATCTGGATTAAGTAAGATTGATACTGACAGTTTAACAGCTTCAAACTCTGATTTAAATGAGCTGAAGAAGATTGCAGCTAGACCTGATGCTAATAAGATCTTTGCACCGTTGCAATTGCAAGGTGGTGAAACTTATGCTCAAGCAGCTACGAAGGTTGCTATTCAACAGTTTAAAGAAGGCATGAATGTTACTGCAGGTAGTATTCATGCTGGTGTTGGTGTAAACTTTGAGCCAGTATATCAGAACTTAAACTTAAGTCCGGATCAAAAAGTAGCTGCTGCTAAAGCACAACAGATCATTGCGCAACAGGTGATTAATAACATTATTGCCAATAAGACTAAGGCATTTGGTGGATCACGCGTGACTAACTATCAAGACCAACAGTTATCAGCACTAAATGCTAATATGAATCAGCTGCCTAAGTTTATTGGTGGTTGGGCAACAAGGCGTCAAGTGGATAATGCAGCATTACTAGATGCTCAAAATGAATGGACTAACTTTCAAAGACAGTCATTACAAAAGAATCAACCTGCCGATCCTCGTGCATTTATTCTAAGTGATACATACTTAAAAGACTTGCCGCAACGGCACAGAGAACACATTGAAAAAGTAAACAAATTCTATGGTGAACAATAGAGGTTAATATGGCAGACACAAAACAATACAATCCGTATGATACCGTTACATTAGGCGATACGCCTATTACTTCACCTGATGCATCTGATAAGATTAATAATAGCCCATACAGTAATATTACTTATGACAAGCCATCATCTAATGCATCTGTTACTGTTACAGGCGCACCTGCTGATTATTTAGGTCCTGCATTAGGAGGTGCTGCTGTCGGTACAGCTGCTGCTAAGTATGGTCCTCAGCCATATAATCTAGCACCTGATTTTCTTAAAGATCAAGAAGCTTTGTCAGGTAAAATTGCAGCACATAATAAGGCATCTGATTTACTTGACATGGCAAGAACTGAGCATGCATCTACATTTGACACTGCTCATCAGTTACACATGGATAAGTTAGATGCATTAAAAAATGCAGAAGACATGTTGGCGCAAGCTACCGAGCATGCACAACAGTTAGATGCTATTCCACCTGAAGGCTCAGGTCAAAAGTGGATTCCTACATCAGCAGCTACAGGAACACCAATAGGCGCAGCAGAGACTACTGTATCAGAAGCAGGCCAATTATCTAGGCTTGCTAAAGATAGACCGCCTGGGTATAACTTAACAAATGCAGGCATTTATGTCCCAGGACAAGGTGATGTTGCACCAATTCTGACCAAAGAGCAAGAAGCTGCTAAAGCAGCAGCTGCTAGAAACTATATAGCAGCACAGCAATTAAGAGATACACACCAAAAGATTGCAGCTCAGTCAGCAGCTGAATTAGAAAAAATGAAGAAAGCTGTACCTTCTAACGTGACTAATTTGCAAAAGCGATTAAATGATTTAGCAATTGAAAGAGCTGAAATTGAGCAAAGACTAAAAGCTAAAACTCCATCAGCTTCTACTGTTCAAAGATTTTTATCCGAGAAAGTTCCTTATGCCGATAAAGCAATGGAAGCTCTTGGAGAAGTGAATAATTTTATTAACAAAACTCCTGGTCTTAAGTATGCAGCTCCAGCATTAAGTGCAGGTTTAGGTGGTCCTCAAACATTTGCAGGTATGCAACATTACAATGAAGGGCAAAAGCTTAAAGGTGCTTTAGAAATGCTAAGTGGCGCAGGTGGAGTAATTGGAGCATTTCCACATCCTGCAACAAGAGCTGCTGGTGCTCTTGCGCAGGTTCCTTATATGGGATATGAAGCTGCTGAATACTTACATGACAAGCTTTATCCTCCTAAATAAGCTTTATATTTCTGTACGGCTCGGTTAACTTCTTGCTTATGCATACCAAACAACCGAGCTGCATGAGACTGAGACTGTAAGTCAACAACTACTAAATACAAAGCATCCATGAGATGGTCAGACCATCGAGGACGTTGTAACCTAAAGTANTTAAAGTAATTAAATCGTTGCTGTTTAGTCATATGACTAAGATTAAATTTAATAGCTGCCCAGTTCTTATTTGCCATGGATATGCCTCATTTCAATAGCATCAATTTGTTTTAACAAGTCTTCCCTGATTCTTAAATAAGTTTCACTGCCTGGGAATTCATCACGACCGATTGGATGGTAGAACTGTTCTTCACACCAATCAAAGTTATCATTCTTCTTATTTGGTGGGAATATATTGGTTTTACCTTTGGCAGACTGACGTTGATAGAAAGCATCAGGTTTACGGAAGTCAACCAATCCTTTTAAGAATGGATAGACTTTTAATACTTCCAACCATAGTTTCATGGCAATAATGTTATCTACTGTCGTTTGAATCTGCTCATCACCGCGCATGATGCAGTAACCAATAAGGTCTTTAATTGTACAGCGTACCATATAAAAGTGTTCAAAATTGCGAGGCATAATAGTACGGGTATCAAGGCCATGAACAAGACCACTATCAAGCATGTCAACATAGAGATCACGAGCCATTGTAGTAATTTGTTTGTATCTTTCTAAAAAATCAGCATTTGCCATAATCCCCGGTTTAACCATTACTCTGTCATCTCGCATATCCCTGTCACCATGAACTTGGGCCGCAAAACTAAACAGACGATGGCGTATTAAATGAGTTGTATCAATCATATCCATACCATTAACCGACCAAGTAATGTTGATCGTCTCCATGGCAGTAGGTAGCAGTTCATAACGGAATAGCTCATCAATGGTTTGGTCAATTTGATCCTCTGGAAAGTCCCATTGGATCTTGTCATTCCATGTATTTAATAAAAAGACGGATATAGTTTTTCTAAACTCTGCAACTGTAGGTGCATGAACTAGTTTAACATCAATACATTCTAATTGATTCATGAACTGGATTGGTTCTGTCTTTTTACCAAACTTCAGTGTTGTATGCATTGGCTGAAGATTTTTTATTTCTGATTTATGGATTTTTGGCATTTTCTACTCTCTTTAGTAAGTGTAATTCAACAAGGCGTGCATAACCGGCAATATCTCGCCAACTATCCACATGGTCTGGTGTAACAGCTAATCTAGATAATTTCATGGCTATCTTAGAAAAATACATTTGATAAACCAATCCCATTTCAAGGCCATAATGATGCTTATAACGGTCTTTTAATAGCTGAATGATTTGAGCTTCCAATGTAATTCCTTCAAAAAAGTCGCCATAAACTTCACCACGTTCTTTAATGACTTGATCAGTGGTTGTCATTTCTCTTGTGCCTTTCTTAGTATTGCTCTAGCAAAATCTAAAAAATGGATTATTTCTGTATCAGCAAATAATTTTTCATGTATTTCCATTATTTCCTCATCTGTTAGTGTCTTTGCTGGATGGGTGTAGAGTGGAATACCGCCATCATAATTAACTCTGCTGTCGTGTTTAATGCACATATATGCACCATCTTTTTCAAACATCCACGCTACTGGTTCATTGTTCATACTTTGTATGCCTCCAGTTTATGAGCTAGCACAGCCATGCGCTTTGCACTATTGGTGTATACATCTACCATATAACCAGTATTGCCCATTTTGATTTCATTATCGGCATATTGTAGACATTGGAGTGCATCACAGTAATGAACCACCAATGCTTCTGGTGTATCATTATGGTACATATCACAGAATTCACGTACCTGTTCTGGAAAGTTTTCTACTATCTGTGCTTCTGCATCTTTAAGTGCATCGGCAACATGTGGGTAATTCTTTTTGACGAGATGGTTAACATCTGATATTTCCATCTCTGCTAAATCATGGCATAAAGCAATCTTTAATGCTATATCAACATCAAATTCATATTCTTTAGACATCATTAAAACACCAAGAGCTACAAAGAAACTATGAGTAGCTACGGATTCTGGATGAACTACAGGTTTCATAGAGTAACGTTTTGTATGCTCTAATGAATAACTTCTCATAAAGAAGTCTAGGTCTTTTTCATTCATAGTCAATAGCCTCTTTAGACCAATCCTTACGAGTAAAGCGCTGAGTTTCCAACACATCTTCTAATGCATCACGAAGCTGAGTATATGAAGTGCATACTGATCCAGATGCAGCTAACATAATATTGAATTTTTGACCTTTTTGTGCCGTTGTCCAAAGATAGATAATCGGAATATTCTTTGCACTACAATAGCCTGCTTCAAAGATTGTGCCTGTGTCTTTGTCATCAGTAATACAGACCAATAAAGTCGTTTTATCCAATGCAGCCATGTTAGATGCAAAGACTTCTTCAGGGGTTGTAATACCAGGCATAAACAAACTTTCATCTTTAGGGCTGAAAAAAGGAATTTGTTTATCTTCTAGAATCTCTTTAACAAACTCTAAACGTCTGATTTGAGTTTCATTAAAAAACGGGGCTGCTATATACACATATAAGTTATCCAGCATTGTTTTCTCCAAGTTGTTTTGCTATATTGATTAAAAGATCTTGTGCATCTTTTGGGTTATACATCACAACATCGCCATGCTGACTGATATAGTGAAGTTGGCCTGTTTCTTTGGCTTTGTATAGTTCTCGTTGTTGCCATTTTGCATTGGCTTCCATCCATTTTTGTGCATCTTTATCTGCTTGATTCATGATTTATCCTTTTTAGTTAACAACAAATCATTGTACCATGTGTTTACTTATAAGTAAACACTTATTTTTCTTTTGCATATGCTTTAACTGCATTCATAAGACTTTGTTGCGTCTTATCTTTACCTTCAATTGCTTTAATAATAGCTTCATCAATAGTTTTTCTACCAATAATCTGGTGAATGATAATGTTATTTCTTTGTCCTTGACGGTAGAGTCGTCTTACAAACTGCTCATAGATTTCTAAGGACCAAGTATTACTAAACCAGATCACAGCATGACCAGCTCCTTGTAAGTTTAAGCCATGCCCTGCAGATTGTGGATGGGCAAGAAGCACAGGAGTTTTACCTTCATTCCATACATTAATAATCTTAGTTAGCTTATCACCTGAAACTCCTGATCCAATTACAGGCGCCGATGGAAATGCTTTCTTAAGTCTATCTAAATCATGCTTAAAATGGTAGCCAATCAGACATGGTTGCCCTGATAGTTCTTCTACTATATCAATCACCGCTTCCAGTTTGGCATCGTGTATGTGCTGTACTTCGCGCTCTGATCCGTCTAAATAGACTGCCCCATTAGAAATTTGCTGGCATTTACCAATAGCAACTGCTGCGGTAGATGCAGTAACTTGACCACTTTCTATATCAAGTAATAACTTGTCTTCAAGCTCTTTATATTTCTTAAATGCTTCAGGCGGAAGATCCACATATACTTTATTGGTGATTAGCTCAGGTAATTCTAGATAATCTTCAGCCGACATTCTTAATACTTTATCAGCCAATGCTTCATAAATTCGTTCTTCGGCACCTGTTTGTAAAGCCCATGTATAACCGCCATACCCACTAGGATAGAAGTAGTTTGCTCTAAAGTGCGTTACATATTTACCAAACGTGGCTCCACGGTCAATTACAAGCTGTGGTCCAAATATATCCATTAATCCATTAGATGCTGGAGATCCTGTTAATCCAATTCGTCTAGGAAAGTGATCTAATAAAGGGCTTAAAGACTTAAATCTTTGTGTACGAGTATTTTTTAAATAGCTTATTTCGTCCACAATAAGCATGTCATAAGGTAGTTTAACTCCTAACCTTCTAAAGGTATTGGATAACCATGCCAGACCATCAAAGTTAACCACATGAATGGTTGCCTTATCATGGATTTTCTTGTCTTTCTGAGGACCATGCAGCACACTGCAAGTAATGTCTTTAAAGTTATCCCATTTTTGTATTTCATCAGGCCAAACTGCATAGCAAGGCCGTAAAGGGGCTATCACTAAGACTTTCTTTACTGCGTTGGCTTCAATTAATAACTTGATTGTTTCAAGTGTAATGGCAGTTTTTCCTAGCCCTGGGCTTAGCCATAATTGGCCTGAACCATTTTCTAGGAGAAACTTAATTGCTTTTGTTTGGTACTCGTGTGGCTTCCAAAGCATTGGTGATTTCCTCTTTTGTTCTTAGTACAAGTACACAATGGTGGTGTAATCGTAATAACATATGTATATGTTCTTGTCTAGCTGATAACTTTCCTGTCAGTGTTTTTAGCTCAATCCATAGCACTTTATTAAACGGCAAAACAACAAGACGGTCAGGGTATCCTGTACTGAACTTTAAATGCAGCTTAATTGATGTAATCTTTAAGCGTTTGCACTCTGCTGAAAAATGTCTTTCCAGATCTCGTTCAAGTACTTTAGTTACCATTTACATGGGCCGCCGCTTTTCTTACTAAAATTGCAGTAATTACACAAGAATGATGGATTAGGCGCAAAAATCTTATCTTTTTCCACATTTTCAAGCCGATGTTTTAACTGGACTTGTAAAGTCGGCAAGTCTGCTCTTGTGATTAATTTGTATTCATCTGTTTTAGCAAGATCAAGAAACTCGATAGCAGTTTTGACATATTCAATATGAGGTTTACATGACATAATTAATGCTGCATATACTGATACTTGATCCGAATAGTCACGATGCTTACCTGTTTTAAAGTCAATGATCGTAGCTTCAGGTCCATTTTCAATATATAAGTCAATCACACCTCTAAACATAGCGGTTGGATCGTTATATAACACAGGGTTCCATGATTTATCGACTGCAATAGTCATTTCAGATGCAGCTTTTAGCTTTAGCCAATTAGATAGCTTATCATCTAAATAAGCAATGTCTTCTGATAGAATTGGTAATCCGCCTTTAAGAATAGCCTCAATCTCTTCATGGATCATTTTGCCTCGATTGGCAGCTTCACCTGATTTATCCTGAAGCTTATCAATACGAACAAATTTATATTTACGAGCACATTGCTCATGCATCTTAACTGCGGAGTATGAATGGATCATTGTCTTTGACTAGGTATACGGTTGCGGATTCTTTCGGCTAATTCACTAAAGTGTTCTTTATACGGCATGTCTGTATGATTTTCACCTTCTTCATCAACTAATTTGGCACATGCTTCACGTTCCATTGCAACTGCCATTTTAGATGCTTCAATTGCCATAGACATAATTTCAGCTTTAGCCATAACCAAGGCATCATCAAACTCTTTTTGAGTAAATAAAGTACCGCCTGTTCCTTTAGCAAAGAACTGTTTTTGAAAATCAGATTGCTCAGCCATTATTCTTCTCCACTTAGTGTTAAAACAGCATCTGATGAAATACCGTTTGTGTACAAAATTCTATTAATTACATCTTGAAAAGAATCTAAGATTTTAGTTTGATGTTCTACAAGTTCTCTAACTTTATATGTTGCAATTTTGACTTTAAAGACAAGTTCAACTTCTTTAAGACTAGTCTCCATATCTACCTCCAAACAACGGTTGTGCAGGTTGCCCATCACCCATTTTCATTTGTTGTTCAAGAGAATACTCTGCAGGTTTATAAATAGTTGGAACTGATGCTTTAAGTTGATCAATAATTCCACCGACTAAATTATATGCCATTGGAGACTCTATAAATTCAGGATTGCCTTCAATAAGTTTTTCGACATTTTCAATTGCTTGAAGAATAAGCATAATTAACGTTGCTCTTTTTTGCTCTTTAGAAAATTGATCTTCTAAAAGTGCAAGTTCATCTATGCGTTTCATATTGTCTCCTTAAATGTAGCAATAAAGTCATCTAAAGCTTTATGCAATTGCTTTTGGTTTAATGCGCCTACTGATTTCTTTTCTGTGGTCATAGTCTCATCAAATAACCATTTTTCAAAATGTGTCTCAGCTTTAACATAAAACATAGATCCTTTAAACTTATCGCCCCATTGCACATGAGGAAATGTTTGTTTTAAAGATATTCCTAGCTGACGATTTCCAGCCCATTCTTCTTTTTCAGTCATTGACTTGTGCCAATTATTTAAAATCTGAAGTAAGTGCTTTCTAAACTGTTCTTTAGTAACAAATTCGCCGGGTTGATACATGTTAATAAATAACTGTAATGGATTACTTTCACCTCTTAATAAACCATTTGGCTCAGGCAATATATCTGTATCACGATGAGTATGCTGTTGTGGAATGCCATAAATCATATCGGTTAATGGCGCATCTTTACCTTCCATCATTTCTTGTACTTCTTGTTCTGTTTTAATAGACATATTGCTCCTTATTTAGTTTCTGCGAAGTTGTTGCCTATTACAGCCTCGGCAATAAAAGGGACATCCATTGGAAATGCATTGACCATACTTAATTCTAGTTTTTTAGATTCTTGCTCTTCATATCCTTTTTGACAAGTAATAACAATCTCATCATGCAGAGATAGCAAAAGCCGTGAATGTGTAGCTACTTTGGCATAATCAATCATAGCTTTCTTTGCCATATCAGCACCAGAACCTTGAATTAATGTATTAAGAGATTTAAATCCAAATTCCATTAATTTACCATGGATTATCTTTGGCGGTTCACCTTTTATTAGTCGACCACCGACAGTTTTAAACGGGATCTTGGCTCTATATCTAGCCATAAGATCTTCATTAATCTTAGGAAGTCCGGTGGCTACTTCTGTTTTATAAAGATCCACAAGTTCTTTAGCTTCTTCATATGGAATTCTTAACATTTCAGATAACTTTTTAGGGCCTGCGCCATACAAAATACCGAATGATAGTGTTTTTACATAATCACGAGGAATGTCTCTACCAACCTTTTCACTCATTAGATTCTTACTAAATGTATGAAGGTCAGCTTTAGGGTCTTTTAAGTACTGTTCTTTAAGCTGTCCATCCTCAAAGTAAGCAAATAACCGAAGCTCTTGTGCATTGTAGTCACATGCGATCATGGAATGCCCCTCATCAGGAAGGATATATTCACGAACCTTAGGTATAATAAGATCACGAATCTCGGAGGGTAGAGGAGTCTTTGGGCCTCGAGTAGGCATGGTCTGTAACGTAGGCTTTGATGATAATCGACCTGTTCTTGTACCACCTGCTTCACCTCTTACAGTGTTCCATTCTGTATAAATCCGACCTGTAGAAGCAGACTGCTCTAACCATGGCTCAATATATGTGCCTGTCAATTTGACCAACACATCTCGATACCGTAGAACGGATGATAGCTCAGGATCTGTAATCAGATTTGCAAGTGTATCTTTATCTGACAAAGGCGTACCTTTATCACTCGTTGGCCATTTTTTGTTCTTGTCATAACAACCTTTACTTTGAATGATTTGAACCAGCTGAGCACCAGAATTATAGTTAATATCGTCTGCATTGAAGTATTTATTCAACCAGACCTCACATTGCAAAATATCTGCCTTGGCTTTCTCCAATGACTGATTCAGACCATCTCTATCCACTCGGATACCTAACTTAGAGTTTTCCAATAAAATCGGCATTAGCTCAATTTCCCTGAGATAGGCCCGTGGCATATGCTGTCGAACAGTTAAGGTAAAGTCCCATAGCTTGGCTGTTAATGCAACGTCGGCCTCTGCATACATTCCTACAAGGTCCGCCGGACCACGGGCAATGTAAGCTCCAGCGGTCTTAGGCTTTTTGGCAACTGCAGGTATGTGATTGACTAGCCATTCAAAGAGCTGATCACGCTCTTCAGGCTGTATATTAAGCCATTCAACACATAGTTCTTTTAATGATAAACTTCTGACATATGGATTGTACAAGAAAGCTAATACCAAGGTATCATGTACCCTTTCTGCAGAAATAAAAGGTAGGTTAAATTTCTCAGTAATGACTGACATATCAAACATTGCATTATGAAAACAAATAGATCTACCTGATTCCCATATACGAATTAATAGTCTTCTTGCATCTTCATAAGTGCAATTATTGTTACTATCATGGCAAAATGCGTAATATCCAGATTTAAACTGGTTTGTACGATCTAAAACAGCCAAGCCAACGGGTTTAGGCGGATACTGTTCCGGTCTTGGCCCGATGGCTTCTGTCTCAAAATCCAAAAAGATTGGATCTGTCATCTTAATACTTTGATGATGTTAATGCAGGCGCTTCTGGTTCACCTTCTACATCTGGTGAATTAATAGCATTAGCTACTTCTTTCTCACCTCTTGCCAATAAAGCTTTAACAATGTCAATAGACTCAATGGCTTTAACAAAGGTGAACTGAATCTTAAATTGTGTTTTAGGATCAGGTACCAATGCAATCTTAGTAACAACTCCTGCCAATGGTCGTTTAACTGTTGATGCCACCGTTTGAACATATGTTGCAAAGCCTTTAACNCTAGTTACTGGAATACGAAGAGCTGCCACTTCACCCATNTTTACTGCTTCTGGTGTTGCAATAGAATCAGATGTTATNAGGAATAAACGACGCTTTTCACTACAAGCCTTTCCTTTACCGCCATTTGAAGCACTACCCCATTGATTTTTAGGNCATGNTTCACATAATTCTGATTGTGNAGTATCNGANAAATGACTTGGTTTTANNCCTGTTAATGTAGANCCTAGAGCAAAACATGTAGGAGGNGCATTATTTGTTGGATCATAACGTGATGTATAGTACAAACGCTCNATTGGGGATGCCAATACAACNACTTCCAATTCATTCTTTGCAATAGGGTTATCACGATACTTTAGTGNACCACCGCTGGTTGTAATGAATGAAACACCTGCAGAGCTTTTTTCTGCTGCAATACTTTGTTCTGCTAATTTAGCAAGTTCGGATTCAAAAGTTACAATTTCGTTTTTAGCCATTTTAGTTCCTTATTTACGTGACTTAGTTAAGTTAATTCCCCATAATTCAGTAGCCGATGAACCGGGGATTTGTTCACCTTGTTCGATTCGATCCTTAAACGCAGTAGAGCTTAAACGTTTATGGAGTAAATCAAAGCTTTTGGTTTGGGAAACATATTCATAAAAGGATTCCCAATCCGTAATAACGGGTACAGTCTTTTTAGACATAGTAACTGAATGACCAGCTTCGGATGCCGCCTTGGTTGTACCTGCCTCTGACATGGCATGCATAATATCTGCTTCTAATTGTGCCGCTTGTTTAGATAAATCACTATCTTGTAGTGCAAGATCAGCTCTTTGTTGCTTTACTTCTACTAATTGGTTAATTAGCTCTGATAAATTCATTGGTTTTCCTCATAAAGTTTTATTTCTACAAATGCTTCTTTAAACATGTCGCTTGCTATTTGAAATGATTTATTCCACCTTTCAGGCCTTTTATTAAAGCTTACATGTCTAGTTATTCCTGATTGTATCATCATTGCAGCACATTCACTACAAGCTTGCATCGGGTATGTGTACATTGTGCAACCATATAAGTTTTGATGAGCAAAGATAATTGCATTTCTCTCGGCATGAATTGTCATTGCATACTTTAGTTCACGGTCATGTAAGCGTTCAGGTTTATCATCAACATATACAGGAAAACCATTAAAGCCAACACTAACAATATGGTTATTTGGATCCACAATAACCGCACCACATTTGGTTGATGGATCTTTGGACCATGTAGATACCAATTTAGCCATTTCCAAATACCTTAAATCCCATTTATTTTTATTAAGCATGGTGCCTCATCCAATCAGGTGCATAAGCTTTATCTTTATTCCATTTCATAACCATAATATTTTTCTTATAGCGATAATATTGGCGGTATGCTTGGACCGTATCATTTGTTTTACATTCATCTGGCATGCATTGTGGTGGGTTTTTCCAACCACTAAATGTAAGAGAAGGGGGTGCAACTGATAACTCTTTTTTAAGTATGTGTTCTGTTGCATGTGTCTTACCGTAACGTTTTGTGTATTCTTTACACAATGCAATAGCTAGGTCATAGACATAGTTGTAATGAAGCTTAGATTCTCTAGTCCATACGGCCGATGGATGATTCTTATGTGTTGGTTTATACGAAACTGGATGGCCGTATTCGTGATGAGCAGTGGCTAAGAGCTGTGCTGACTCTATAATCATCTTAACCACATGTTTATCACAGTGGAATATAGCAGCCATTTTAGCATTGGAATGCAAAAAGAAAATATTCATTTAGTATCCTTGTATTTAGTGTTTTGAATTAAGTGTTTACATTATACCATACTTTGATAAATAGTAAACATTATTTTTTCCACCATCTTCTAGGTGCAATACGACCCCAGTTAATTAGTGTTTTATAAAAATGGTATCGATTAAACTTATCAGTACGAGAAAATCTTCTACGTACTGACATTTTAGTTCTTGATTTACGAGGTTTAAGTTCACGAAATCTCATTTGATACGCAAAACTTTTGCTTTACGAAGTACTTGTTCGTATTGTTCTTTGGCTGCATCATCTAAATTACGTAAAGGCAAGTTCTGGAAAAACTTCCATTTGTCTTTGTATTCTTGCAGCTCTGATGGGGGTATCCAACCNTACTTTGCACGCCAACGGATTGTAATGTCAGTACCTGCAGCTGTCCAAATATATGCATTATTCATTNTTTTCTCCTATCTACACTGGTTTAANAGCTCTAATGCAATCATGTCTTCAGGGCCTGTCCATCCTTCAGGTTTAACTGCATCTTGTATATAACCNCGGCTTGTAGTTCCGGGTTCTTTCTTCATATTGGCTTCATGCACAATATTTAGAATTTTAGGTAGGTTAATCCCCATATGATGAGCNCAACCCATTGTGACATAGGCCAAATCAGCAATAGCATCAGCAGCATCAACCAANTTATTTTTTTCATGCGCTTTCATTAATTCACTAAGTTCTTCCATTAAAAAGCGGGCATAAAAGCTAATATCAACAGGGTCTAAAAGCTGAGCTTTATTTGAAACTGGGAGTTTTAGTTTTGTTCTAAACTCTCGGACTTTTTGAAAAATGTCTTGGTTCATTTCTCTTGTGTCTTTCGTGATTCATAAAATTCTATGATTGCCTCTGCAAACATCACAGGAAAGTCTGCATCAGAACCCGCTCTTGATAAACCTTCCGCTATACCGCTTTGATGTAAATAAATATTGTGTATTTCTTCAGTAGTTAATTTCATTTCTCTTGTGCCTTTCTTAACTATATCTAGCTATGATGTAAAAAATAACCACACCAAGTAACCACCATTTAAAACTGCCATCAAATACCCAGTTTATAAAGTTCATTTCTCTTGTGCCTTTAAAAATTTAAAAGTTAAACCAAAACACTTGTAAACATTGGTATAACCATTTCTTTCGCTAAACAATGGCTGATAATGCTTTGTTTGTTTGACCCATAAACCATAGCCAAAAAACCTAAACCAAAAACCATGACCAATATTGCAATAGTAAAAAAGTTTCATTTCTCACTTGCCTTTCTTAGTATTGCTCTAGCAAAATCTTCCATATAAAGTTCACCAACACCATTCTTTTTCCAAGTATGGCAAACACTATCGGCACATTCTTTTATTTCGTCTTCGGTTAAATCTTTGGTTTGATGTGTATATAGCGGTGTATAACTAAAAACATTGTCAGGCTTTTCAATGTATAAAACATATTCGCCATTTTTTACCCATCCATAAGGTTTGTTTTTCATTTCTCATTTGCCTCCTTTATTACTGCTCTAGCAAATACAGGGATGTCATCACTTAAATGCTTTTGCCATAACTTCCATATTTCCTCATCTGTTAGGTCTGCTGGATGGGTGACTTCTTGATAATCCATAAAAACAACTTCAGCAACACCGTCTTCACAAATCTTTAAGACTGTTACGGCATTACCATCTTTAGACCAATC